TAGATATCTCAAGTCTTCAAAACTCTTTAGAGTTTCAAGGGGCAGGCAGGTGACCACCCCCCTCTCCCCCTATATATGCACAATCCTATACATTTTTAGAAGTTTTGAAGTGTTAAGTAGAAAATAGCCCCGGACATCAAAGAGCTTTAAAGAGCTTTATAGTAAGGTAGGAATACATAGATACACAACCCTCACCGGACAAGCCTCAGTATACAGTCATATAACGACTTTGTCAAGAACTATTTAAACTACTTGACAAATTCATACTCATGCCCTATAATAAAACAAATGAATCTTCCAGTTACTAAAAGAAAATTAACAGAAAAACAACAATCTTTCTTAAATAACCTTATAGAAACTAAAGGAGATTTAAAACTTTCAGCCGAACTTGCAGGCTACGCAGGAAACCACTATCAAATTATGCAAAGCCTTAAACAAGAAATAGTCGAGTTAGCCTCAACAGTCCTCGCAAGGGAAGCACCTAAAGCAGCTTTTAAGCTCGTTGAAGTTATGGATAGTGATACAGCTATTCCTCAAGCGAATGTAAAGCTACAAGCAGCACAAACTATATTAGATAGAGTTGGTGTTTCTAAAACAGAACGGATGCAAATAGACCATAATGTTTCTGGTGGTATTTTTATATTACCTGAAAAAGAAACAATAGATATCCAAGCAGAAGATGCTGAGTATGAAGATATTTCTAACTGAGTATACTTTAGAAAATAAAGTTTACGCAGGTATTAATATATTTGCTTCTAGTGATATAGAAGCAGAACTTATTGCAGAAGAACAAGGAGTAACTATTGTTGGAGAAATTACAGGTGTTAGATTTAAACCTGAGTTTTATGACTATTTAGAATCAGAAACAAAAAGAATATTACACTAATGGCAACAAAAAAGAAATCAACAGTAAACAAAGCAGGGAACTACACAAAACCTACAATGAGAAAAAACCTCTTTAATAGAATTAAAGCAGGAAGCAAAGGTGGTAACGCAGGTCAATGGTCTGCACGTAAAGCTCAGATGCTTGCCAAACAATATAAAGCTAAAGGTGGAGGCTATAAGTAATGGCACTTAAGAAGTCTCAGAAGTCTTTAAAGCGTTGGACAAAGCAAAAGTGGAGAACAGCAAGTGGTAAAAAATCCTCTGAGACAGGAGAAGTCTATGCACCTGCAGCTACGATAAAAAAACTTAAATCAACATCAGCAGGTAAAAGTAAATTAGCAGCAGCTAATAAAAAGAAACGAGCAGCAACTGCAAAAGGTAAACAACATGCTCGTCATGGATTACACAAAGGAAAGAAAAGATAATGTCAGAGAAAGATAGCAGATTAAAAAGAGCAGGTGTTAGTGGTTTTAACAAACCTAAAAGAACTCCTAGTCATCCTAAGAAGTCACACATAGTTGTGGCTAAAGAAGGCTCAAAGATTAAAACTATAAGGTTTGGACAAAAGGGTGCAAAGACTGCAGGTAAACCTAAAGCAGGTGAGTCTGATAGAATGAAAGCAAAACGTAAAAGCTTTAAGGCTAGACACGGAAAGAACATAGCTAAAGGAAAAATGTCAGCAGCTTATTGGGCTGATAAGGTTAAGTGGTAGCAGTATTGTTAGCTACTACATTAAATTTATCTATACCTGATATGGATGTAACTACTCCTATTAAAATAAAAGAACCACCTAAAAAGTTTTTACAATTTATAGAATATAAAGAACCACCAACAAAACAACAATATGTAATGTATTGGGGATTAAATGCTTTAGATATTTATACAACTTATAGAGCATTAAAGAAACCAAATATAGTTGAAGGTAATCCTTTGTTAGGAAGTAATCCTTCACTAGATAAATTAGTTTTATTTAAAATACTTGGTGGAAGTTTAGTTGGTAATAATCTTGATAAAAAGATGATGACAGGAGCTAACGCAACATTAACATATGTTGTGTATAGAAATTATAAAATTATAAAAGAAAAACAAAAAGAAATAGAAAATAATAAATAAAGTAAAATGGTAACACCAGAAGAATGGCAAGAGAAAGAATTAAGTTGGTTGGCAAAGAAACAATTAAGTCTTGTAGCTATTATGTCAGTTATTCAAGTTAGTATGTTAGCACTCATGATGTTGTTCATGTATATTAATTCAATTATATTTAAGTAAAATGCCACAGTTAGGTTCAGACAAACAACCAGTTAAATTCAAACCTTTAGCTAAACAAAAAGCTAGATTATCCATGAGAGGTAAAGGTATTCGTGACCAAAAACAATTTGAAGAAAACTGGGATAAAATATTTAATAAGAAGTAATGGCTTATTCTCAACAAGTCATTGATAGGTTCAATAGTGTTTTAGCTGAACCTGAAAAACATTCCGTAGGTCGATTCGACCCACAAGACCCAAACGTAGCAACAGGAATGACAGGAGCACCTGCCTGTGGTGATGTTATGCGTTTACAATTAAAACTCAACGGGGACTTAATAGAAGACGTAAAGTTTAAGACCTATGGTTGTGGTTCTGCTATAGCATCCTCTACTATGTTTGTAGAAATGTTAAAAGGTAAAACAGTAGAAGAAGCTAAACAAATAAAGGATAAAGATATTGCAGAGGCTTTAGAACTACCACCAATAAAGTTACATTGTTCTGTTCTTGCAGAAGAAAGCATACACAAAGCTATAGAAGATTGGGAAAGTAAAACAAACCACAGGAAACATAATCAATGATTCCAAAAGATTATATAAAAAAGAAAAGTAAAACTATTCCTTTTGGATATGAAGTAAGTGAGTTTGAAGGTTGGTTAAGACCTATTCAGGCTGAGTTGTTTGTTTTAAATAAGTATATTAAAAAAGTTAAAGAAGAAGCATTATCATTACGTGATGCTGCTGAGTTAATTTCTACAGAAACAAATAGAAGTATAAGTCATGTAGGATTATCAAAGCTTGTAAATAAAAATAAAGGTGGTAGACCAAAAGGTTCTAAGTCAAGTTATAATTATTCACGAGCACAGAAAAGAAAACAATTAGTTGCTAGAGAAGAAAAGAAAGTTAAAAAAGAAAAAGAAAAACTTAAATTAAAAGAAGAAAAACTTAAAACAGAAAAAGAAGTCTTAACTAAAGCAACAGAAGAAACTAAAAATAAAGTTGTTGTTACGTCAGAGTTAGAACAAGTGGCTCCGTCTGTTCAAGAAATATTAAAAGATAGTAATGTAATTTTTCATGCTAATGAAGGACCGCAAACTAAATTCTTAGCTGCAGATGAAAAAGATGTTCTCTATGGAGGAGCAGCAGGTGGTGGTAAAAGTTATGCTATGCTTATTGACCCACTACGTTATGCACATAAGAAAGCTCATAGAGGTTTAATACTTAGAAGGTCTATGCCAGAACTAAGAGAACTCATCGATAAAAGCAGAGAACTATATCCTCAAGCATTTCCCGGATGTAAGTTTAAAGAAGTAGAAAAGGTATGGAACTTTCCTAGTGGAGCTAAGATAGAGTTTGGTTTTTTAGAAAGAGATGCAGATGTATATAGATATCAAGGACAAGCATATAGTTGGATAGGGTTTGATGAAATAACTCATTTACCTACAGATTTTGGTTGGAACTATCTTGCTTCACGTTTAAGAACAACAGACCCTGAAATTAAAACTTATCTACGTTGTACAGCAAACCCCGGTGGTGTTGGAGCACATTGGGTAAAAAATAGATATATAAATCCTGCTGAACCTGATAAAAGTTTTTTAGGAGTTGATGGTTTAACTAGAAAGTTTATTCCTGCTAAACTAACAGATAATCCTTATTTGTCTGAAGATGGTATGTATGAACAAATGCTTAATTCATTACCACCCGTACAGCGTAAACAATTACTAGAAGGTAATTGGGATGTTAATGAAGGAGCAGCTTTTGTAGAATTTGACCCTGATGTTCATGTTGTACCTCCTTTTCAGATTCCTGTAGCTTGGGAAAGACTAAAAGGAATTGACTATGGTTATGCTTCTGAGTCTTGTTGTCTATGGGGAACTATAGATATGACAGATGGAACTCTTATTATATATAGAGAATTATATAGAAAAGGCTTGACAGGTGAAGAATTAGGCTCTATAATAACAGAGATGGAAAGGGAAGACCCTTTTTCTGTAAATGGTGTGTTAGATACAGCAGCGTGGGCAAACACAGGAACAACTGGACCAACTGTTGGAGAAGCTTTATTAAAAGCAGGACATAAACTAAGAAGGGCAGATAAAAATAGAATTCAAGGTAAAATCCAAATACACGAATATTTGAAAATAAAAGATAACGGAAGACCTAAGTTACAGATATTTAATACATGTCCTAACTTAATTAGAGAACTACAAAGTATTCCTTTATCAAAAACAAATCCAGAGGATGTGGATACACATGCCTCGGACCACGCATATGATGCTATAAGATATATGATTATGAGCAGACCAAGAGTGGCAAATACATTTGACAGACTAAGGCAGTTTAAAAGAGAAATGTATTCTCCTTCTGATTCGACTTTTGGATATTAATATATGGCTAATCAAGACAATACATTTTTAAATGCTGATAACATCTACGAAGAAGTAGAAGGTGAAGCAGGAAAGAATTTAACTTTAGAACAAGACCAACAACAAAACTTAGTTGGTATAATCAAAGGTAGATTTGCTTTAGCAGAAGACGCAAGAAATGCTGATGAGAAAAGATGGTTTACAGCATACGAAAATTACAGAGGACTTTATAATAACTCTGTAAAATTTAGAGAATCAGAAAAATCTAGAATCTTTGTAAAGATTACAAAAACAAAAGTACTAGCTGCTTTTGGTCAATTAGTTGATGTTATATTTGGAACAGGTAAATTTCCATTAAGTATTTCAGAAACTACACTTCCTGAAGGAGAAAGAGGACAAGCATATTTAGATATGAACAATCCTTCTCCATCTTTAGAGATACCTGATAATATTGGGAATCGAATGGAAGACACCCCACAAGAACAAATGTTAGATGATGTTGGGTATGAAGGTGATGGTAAAGTTTTAAAACCCGGAGCTACGCTTGGCAAAGGAATGTTTGAAGATGGAGTAGAAGAAATTGCTGAACCATTTTTAAAAGAAGGCTATTCACCATTACCTGAAATACCTGAAATTAATCCTGCACAAAAAGCTTCTCGAAGAATGGAGAAGTTAATACACGACCAAATAGATGAATCTAATGGTTCATCTGAAATTAGAAATGCTTTACTAGAAGCTTCACTACTAGGAACAGGAATTGTTAAAGGTCCTTTTAATTTTAATAAAGTTTTAAATAACTGGACAACTGACGCAGATGGAAATAGAACTTATACTCCAACAGAAGTACGTGTTCCTCGTATAGAGTTTGTAAGTTGTTGGGATTTTTATCCTGACCCTGCTGCTACTAATATAGATGAATGTGAATTTGTAGTTCATAGGCATAAAATGAATCGTAGTCAATTAAGACAACTTAGAAGTATGCCTTACTTTGATGAAGAAGCAATAAGAGAATGTCTACAAGAAGGACCAAACTATGTAGAAAAACCTTATGAGTCTAGATTAAAAGATGATTACGAAGCAGATGCATCTTATAATCCTAATTTTGAAGTTCTAGAATACTGGGGTATTATGGATGCTGAGTATGCTAGAGAAGTAGGTATTGAACTTCCTGATTCTATAGATGATTTAGATGAAGTACAAATTAATGCATGGGTGTGTGGTGATTCGTTATTAAGAGCAGTAATTAATCCATTTACTCCTGCACGTATACCTTATCATTCTTTTCCATACGAAAGAAATCCGTATAGTTTCTTTGGTATTGGAGTAGCTGAGAACATGGATGATTCTCAACAAATAATGAATGGACACGCTAGAATGGCTATAGATAATTTAGCACTAGCAGGTTCATTAGTTTTTGATGTAGATGAATCTGCATTAGTAGGTGGACAATCAATGGAAGTCTATCCCGGAAAAGTATTTAGAAGACAAGCAGGAATGCCCGGACAATCAATTTATGGATTAAAGTTTCCTAATACTGCACCTGAAAACATGATGATGTTTGATAGGTTTAGACAGTTAGCAGACGAACAAACAGGAATACCAAGTTACTCTCATGGTCAAACAGGAGTACAAAGTATGACTAGAACAGCATCAGGCATGTCAATGTTGTTAGGTGCATCAAGTTTAAATATTAAAACAGTTGTTAAAAATCTTGACGACTTTTTATTAAAGCCTTTAGGAGAATCATATTTTCAATGGAATATGCAATTCTTTGAAGGTGGTCTTGATGTAATGGGAGATTTAGAAGTCAAAGCTACAGGAACAAATAGCTTGATGCAAAAAGAAGTTAGAAGCCAAAGGCTTACTATGTTCTTACAAACTGCACAAAGTCCTGCTATTGCTCCTTTCGTTAAGATTTCTAAACTTGTAAGTGAACTAGCCTACAGCTTAGATTTAGACCCTGATGAAATACTCAATGACCCTGAAGAAGCTGCAATGATGGCACAGATAATAGGAATGCAAAATGCTAACCAAACAAACAGCCAAGAAACTGAATCCGTTGGTGAACAACCCCCAATGGGAAGCTCTACTGGAACACCTCAAGAACCTCAAGACCTCGGAGCTACAGGTACTGGTGGTGGCAACATCGGAACAGGAAGTGTTCCGCAGTCAGGGGAAAGTGAATTCTCTGGATAAACTTATTAATTTACAACATCAAGTAAAAGAAGCTTTACTAAGAAACGAAGAAATATGAATTTAACTAAAGTAGCTAGATTGTTTTCTAAAGGAAATAAAACTACAAAAGTAGATGAGCTACTTGAAGATATGCCTTCGTTTATCGCTAAAGAAATTCAAGAGCCTCAGGGGTCGTCTTGGATAACTAAGTCTCAAGCTAAAGAAGCTAAAAAGAATTTTGAAAAAGAACGAGGAGATTCTCAAGACCCAAATGATAGATTACTCTTAGCAGAACTTGATGATATTATATTAGGAAATGTAAAAGGCATTGAACCAACAGAAGATATACTGGGTAAAGGTTGGGAACAATTTGCCAAAGGTGCAGATAAAAAAGCTTATCCTTTACGTTTTGCAGGTGATGAAGTTGATAGAGAAATGTTTCAACGAAAGTATATTGGTAGTTATGATAACTGGGCAATACAAAAAGAAGACCAAGTTTCTGATTGGTTAAGTAAAACAGAAAATGGAAAACGATTTCAACTAGAAACATTTGGACAATTAATTACTCCTTTAGGAGATACATCTTTAATTAATAAAACAGCTAGAGAAGGAAAAGAAACAGAATTAGAAATTATGCGAAAACTTAAAACAGAAAATACATCTGATGTTACATTAGAAGATATTGACAGATATGATTTTGCAGAAGGAGGAGCGACAGCTTCTCAAATGAATAGTTTAATGGGTAATAAAGAAACAACTACTATGCCTGATGGTACACCAATACCTAACGATGTACCTCAAGAAGGAATGGTTCCTGATGAACAAATGGAATCAGACTATGTAGACTTCGTAGTTGACCAAGCTTTAAGTCCAGAAGAACAAGATTATTTAAATAAAGAATTAGAAAGCAACGATACATTAAGTATGCTATTTGATAAAGTAGTAGAAGTTGCTTCAGAGTTTTCAGGAGAAGGTCCAGTTGATGGACCGGGAACTGGGATATCCGATTCGATACCCGCAAGGTTATCGGATGGAGAGTTTGTCTTTACAGCAGATGCAGTAAAAGTTATTGGAGTTGAAAAACTTGAAGAACTTATGGAAGCTGCAGAAGCTCAATATGATGAACGATTAACAGCGTATAATGGTGGAGTTATAAGACAAGAGATAGAAAAAGTAGAAGCAGAACAAACTGCTCCTGCTGAACAAAATATCAATGTTACTAAATCTACACTTGACAATCAACAACAAGTTAGTCGTCAAGAACAAGATTTAGCAGGAAAAGCAATCAAAGAAAATATGATGCTTGACCCTTATCAACAACATGTTAGAAGCTAAACAAACGTAAAGCCACCCTTTAGTATAAAGGCACTTTACATATTATTAACCGAAAGGCTACCTTTACAAACAAGCCCTCTAGTCGACATAGAGCTACCTTGTGAACGAAGCCCTGAGTAGGAGAAAAGAAAATGACTGAACCAGTCCAAGAAGAAATAGCAAACCCGTATAATGCTAAAAAAGATTATAATACGGGTGAGAAAGATAAACCTTTTGTATCATCAGATAGTTTATTTTTTGAAGAAGCTACACCAGAACCTCGTGTAGAAGAATCAGAAAGTGTACAATCAGAACCTGAAAGAAGTGAAACACCTTACAATCGTCCTGATTATAAAAAACGATATGATGATTTAAAAAGACATTATGATTCTAAATTAAATGAGTTTAAAACTAGAGAAGAAAAGTTAATATCAGAAGCTGTAAAAAACAGACCTGACTATGTAGCTCCTAAAACTCCAGAAGAACTTGAAGAATTTAAAAAAGAATTTCCTGATGTCTTTGAAGTAGTAGAAACTGTGGCTCATATGCAAAGTAGTGAAAAAGCAAAAGTTCTAGAAGAACAGCTTTCAACATTACAAGCAAGAGAACAAGAAGCACTACAACGAGAAGCTTTAACTAGATTGCAACAAAAGCATCCTGATTTTCAAGATATTAAAAACAGCGAGACTTTTCAGCAATGGGCAAAAGAGCAACCTGAATCTATCCAGTCATGGATATTTAGTAATGCTAATGATGCTGATTTAGCTAGTAGAGCTTTAGATTTATTCAAAAGAGATATTGGACTTGATGCTAATCCTTCAATACAGACCCAGTCAAGTTCTGAAACCCGTGCAAATGCAGCAGATATGGTATCAACGAAAACAACTTCTGTTGACCCAAAAACTGCTAAAATTTGGACAGAAAAGGAAATCAGTCAGTTGAGTATGGCAGAGTTTGATAAATACGAAAAGGAAATATCAGACGCTATGCAAGAAGGACGGATTGTTAAATAAACTATAACTTAACTTAAAGGAGAATGTATCATGGCTCAATTTTTTGAACCCGGAACGGATACTGATGCTAACTTTGCTAACTCCGTAGCAGGACAAACTAATAGTTTCTTTTTACCTTCGGTTTACTCTAAAAAGGTTTTAAACTTTTTTAGGAAATCTTCGGTAGTTGAAGCTATTACTAACACCGACTATGCCGGTGAAATATCCTCATTCGGAGACTCAGTAAAGATTATCAAAGAACCCGTTATTTCTGTGTCTGATTACACAAGAAATAGCGATACCACAGAAACAAGACTAACAGATGCGGAAGTAACTTTAGTTGTTGATAGTGCTAAAGCTTTCAAATTCATCGTAGATGATATTGAAACTAACATGTCACATGTCAACTTCAAAGAAGTAGCTTCTAGTTCTGCTGCATATGCATTGAAAGATTCATATGATGCAGCAGTTCTTGCTGTTATGTTTGCAGGCTTGTCTGCTTCATCACCTAATCACGTTTTAGGTGCTGATAGTGCAACTGATTTAGGAGCAGGAGTCTATGATGGCTCTGGTGCTGCTGACTTAGGACAGTCTGGTGAAACTGACCCTCTAGACCTTATGGCTAGAATGGCAAGACTATTAGACGAACAAAATGTACCTGAAGAAGGTAGATGGTTCGTTGGAAGTCCTGACTTCTACGAAGTTCTAGGTCAATCATCTTCTAAATTATTATCTGTAGACTTCAACGCAGGTCAAGGTTCTATTAGAAATGGTTTAGTTTCAAGTGGAAAATTACGTGGATTTGATATGTACAAATCTAATAACATTGCTGCAACATCTAATGCTGCAGGTAAATGTTTAGGTGGTCACATATCGTCTACTGCAACTGCTAACACAATTCTTTCAACAGAAGTGTTGAGAGACCCAACATCGTTTGGTGACATTGTTAGAGGTCTTCATGTCTATGGTGCGAAAGTACTTAGAGACGAAGCCTTAGTAGGTGCATTCTACGGAATCGACTAATCATGAAAGTTGGGGGAGTCTTCGGACTCCTCCGCTTTTTACAAAAGGATATAAATATGTACGGAAAAAATAAAAAAGAAAAAATGATGTCTGGTGGTATGGCTAAAAAGAAAATGATGAAAGGTGGTCGTGTTATGTACAAAGATGGTGGAATGGCTAAAGCCAAACCTTGTTAAGATGAAAGGTGTAAAACATTACAAAAGGGACGGAACCGAACATAAAGGTGGAACTCACAAAATGCCTAACGGAGATTTACATTCAGGTAAAACTCATGGTAAAACTAGTCAAAAACTATTTCATTTTAAAGACTTAAGTAAAAAAGCAAAACTAAAAGCTAAGAGTAAATAACAATGGCAACTTCATTTCTAACACTAACTAATGATGTTTTAAGAGAACTTAACGAAATTGAATTAACTTCTGCAACTTTTTCAAATGCTAAAGGTATTCAAAACTTTGTTAAAAATTCTATTAACAAATCTATAAATGATATAGCAACAGAAGAACCACAACTTCCTTTCTTTGCGGTTGCGGCTAGTGGAGAAACAGACCCCTTTTATGGTAATGTTAGTGTAGCTACAGTAGCAGGAACAAGATGGTATACTTTAAAATCAGGAAGTTCAAGTATTACAACTGACTATTCATCTGTAGATTGGGATGATTTTTATCTTACAACAATAAATGTAAGTGGAGAATCAGCACCTTTTGTATCTACAGGATTAAGATATATAAGTTTAGATGAATGGACTAGATACTTTAGAGATAATGAAAATCAAGATGATGCTAATACACAAAATTTTGGAGAGCCTCAATATGTTGTAAGAAGTCCAGACCATCGTAAGTTTGGATTAAGTCCTATACCTGATAAAGTTTATAATGTTCATTTTTATGCTTATACTGTACCAACAACATTATCAGCTTATAGTGATGAAATAGTATTTCCTGACCAATATGCTAATGTAATAACTGCAAAGGCTCGTTACTATGTTTGGCAATTTAAAGAAAGCCCACAGCAGGCTTCTTTTGCTTTAGAGGATTACAAAAAAGGAATGAGACAAATGAAATCAAACTTAATGAATCCTGCTCCAATGTACATCACAGATGATAGAACATATTTTTAATGGCTAAAAGTCAACCATATACAGTTGCAGTTAATGGAGGACTAGTAAGTTCTTCTAATGTTATAGATTTACTTAAGACTCCCGGAGTTGCAAAAGATTTAAGAAACTTTGAA